TCAAATCTTTAAATTATAAATAAATATAGATTAATACAAAATCTATAAATCAAATGTCCGTTGGTAGCAATTTACAAGAAATGGAAAACGTAGTAACCAAAGGAGCAAAGTCCGCTGATCCAATGCCTAAGTTAACAACAGGTGGAACAGCACCTACTTATGAAGATTTGGGCGGACCTACTCCAGAAAATTATAAAGTAGACGACAACTCTGCTAAACTTTCAGAACCTAAAATCGCAACTGTCAGAGACATTGTGAATAGAGGTGCTAAACCTGCCGAACCTATGCCAAAAATGGCAAAAGAGGAGGAGGAAATTGAAGGTGAGGTTGTTTCTGAAGAAGAGATTTCTGAAGAAGAAGTTGTNTCNGAAGAAGAGNTTGTATCNGAAGAAGANGTTGTATCAGAAGAAGAGATTTCTGAAGAAGAAGTTGTTACTGAAGATGCAATTGATATCGATGAAGATCTTAATGCTTTAATTGCTGGAGAAGAACTTTCTGAAGAGTTTCAAGAAAAGGCACGTACTATTTTTGAAACCGCCATTAAGGCGAAGGTTGCTGAGGTAAAAGAAGAAATTCAATCGCAATATGAGTCATCTCTTGTAGAAGAGATTGCTACTGTTAAAGAAGATCTTATTAATAGAGTTGATGCATACCTTGAGTATGTTGCAGAAGAATGGATGTCTGAAAATCAACTCGCTATTGAACATGGTCTTAAGACCGAAATGACTGAATCATTCCTTTCGGGAATGAAAGGTCTTTTTGAAGAACATTATGTATCTATCCCTGAAGAAAAATATGATGTACTCTCTACTATGGTAGAGAAATTAGATGAGATGGAAGATAAACTCAACGAGCAAATTAAGTCTAATATTGCTCTTAATCAAAGATTAGCTGAGTCGGTTGCTGATGTAATCTTCTCCGAAGTCTGCGAAGGTCTGGCACTTTCACAGAAGGATAAACTCGCTTCTCTTGCCGAAAATGTTGAGTTTGATAGTGAAGAGAACTATCGTGAGAAACTGGTAACTCTGCGTAAGTCTTACTTCCCAGAGAATGCTGGATCTCAAAGAGACCAAACCGAGAATATTTCTGAATCAAATGATGTTGTTAATCAACAATCATCCACTTTAATGGAATCATATATTCAGACTCTTGGTAGAGTCGCTAAAAAGTGATTTTTTAATTATAAGTCAAACTAAAATTTTTAACAAGGTAAATTCAAATGCAAGGTTTCAATGCTGAACACCTTCAGGAGAAGTGGGCACCTATCCTCGACCATAATGGTCTTGGAGAAATTACAGATTCTCATCGTAGAATGGTGACCGCAGTTCTTCTGGAGAACCAAGAAAAAGCACTTCGTGAGGAGCGTGAGTTCCTTGGCGAAGCTCCAACAATGTCAACCGGAACAGGTATTGACAATTTCGATCCAGTTCTGATCTCCCTGATCAGACGCTCTATGCCTAACCTGGTCGCATATGACCTCGCTGGCGTACAACCAATGAACGGTCCTACTGGACTCATCTTTGCAATGCGTTCTCGTTACACCAGCAAGACTGGTGATGAGGCATTCTTCAACGAAGCGGATACAGATTTCTCTGCCCGCAACAAAGGTGGAGATCCTGCAATTACCCAAGGTAATTACACTCCAAATTCTGCTGGTAGTGGTGCAGCTGCTGGTTTTGGTACCGATCATGGTGGTACAAATCCAGGTCTTCTTGATTCGACTGATAGCACTCAGGCTGCTTATTCAGTTGGTCAGGGTATGTCAACTGCTGATGCTGAAGGACTTGATGGTACCGGAAACGGTGCATTCAACGAAATGGCATTCAGCATCGAGAAAGTCACTGTTGCTGCTAAGTCACGCGCACTGAAGGCAGAGTACTCTCTTGAACTCGCTCAAGACCTCAAGGCAATCCACGGTCTGAACGCAGAAGCGGAATTGGCAAACATTCTCTCCACTGAGATTCTTGCTGAAATCAACCGCGAAGTCATCAGAACAATCTATAAGGCTGCCGAATCTGGTGCTGCATCTAATGTTGCAACTCCTGGCACTTTCGACCTCGACGTTGACTCCAACGGTCGTTGGTCTGTTGAGAAGTTCAAGGGTCTGATCTTCCAGATCGAAAGAGACGCTAACGCGATTGCACAGCGCACTCGTAGAGGCAAGGGCAACATGATCCTCTGCTCTGCAGACGTTGCTTCCGCTCTGACCATGGCAGGCGTACTCGATTACACTCCTGCTCTGAACGCTAACCTGAACGTTGATGACACCGGTAACACCTTCGCTGGTGTTCTCCAAGGTAAGTATCGTGTATACATCGATCCTTATTCGGCAAACATTCCTGGCAACAACGTTGTTTCTGACGCATCTCAGTATTACGTTGTTGGTTATAAGGGTTCTTCACCTTATGACGCAGGTCTGTTCTATTGCCCATACGTCCCTCTTCAGATGGTACGTGCCGTTGGCGAAAACTCCTTCCAGCCAAAAATTGGATTTAAGACTCGTTATGGTCTTGTTTCCAACCCATTCGCTGAAGGTTCAACCACAGATGCTGTAGGTCTTGGTCGTATCACCAAGAGCAGCAACCGCTATTACAGAAGAGTTAAGGTTTCAAACCTTATGTGATAATTTTTCACATAACTCTTTATGGGGGGGACCTTTGGTCCCCCCTTTTTTTATCTAAATACAAATAAAAACGATGGCAACTGCATTTGATAAGCAGATACAAAATAGAAATTTTTTATCTCCTGTAGGGTTTAAATTTACTTTAGCAAAAGATCCTAAAATTTCATTTTTTTGCAACTCTACGACAATTCCTGAAATTTCTTTAGGTACAGCAGTGCAACCTAATTATTTAAAAGATGTTGATGTTCCCGGAGACAAATTATCTTATGGAGATTTTTCTTTAAGGTTTTTTGTTGATGAAAATTTAGAAAATTATATTGCAATTCATAATTGGTTAACAGGTCTTGGATATCCTGAAAGTACTCAAGAGTATATTGATGCAATTACAAATTCTAGTAACATACAAGATCCAAAAAAAGTTTTTAGTGATGGAAGTTTGAGAATTTTAAATAGCAATTACATGGATGTTGCTGTAGTGAGATTTAAAGATTTATTTCCAATTTCTTTAAGTTCATTGGAATTTGAAGCCGGCGATACTGATATCAATTACTTTACAGCAGAGGCAACTTTCAAGTATACTGTATATGATATATTAGGAGCTGACGGTAATCCTTTATGAACCTTGAACAAATTCAGGATATGTGGCAGAAAGATTCTGTCATTGATCCCGATAACTTACATGATGAATCACTAAAAATTCCCCAACTACACTCAAAATATTATACCATATACAACACGATTACCCTTTTAAGAGAAAGAGCAAGAGAAACTTATAATCGTGTTAGGTTGGAAAGGTATAACTATTATGCTGGCAAAGCACCGGCAGAAGTATATGAAGAAGAACCTTTCCCATATAAAGTAAGAGAAAAAGATGCTATCCAAAGGTATTTGGAAGCAGATGAAAAACTAACCTCTATTGATTTGAAAGTTAGATATTATGACGTTATGTTGAAGTTTCTTGAGGAAGTAATTAAAAATATTTCCAATAGAACTTTTCAAATCAAGAACGCTATCGAATGGCACCGTTTCCAAGCAGGATTTAACTAATGGATGAAGACATTTATTACTCAATAGAATTAAATTATAGAGGAATAAAGATGGTACATGAGGGTTTACGTCAGGCAGTTGAAAAATGGTCTGGCGGAGACCCTAATGAGCAACAAGATTTAATTGCGATGAGGGATAATTTTTATAGACTTCTTTTAGAGTATCGATTTGAACATATGAACTAAATACATATAGGAATAACCTATATGTATGTCTCATTTGATAATTCAAAAGAAGAATGAAGTATATTTAACAGTAAAAGCAGAACCTCACGTTTATTACGAACTTGCAGATCAGTTCACGTTTGAGGTTCCTGGTGCTAAGTTTATGCCCCAATTTCGTAATCGATATTGGGATGGAAAAATTCGCCTATTTAATACCGAAACTGGTGAAATTTATGTTGGATTATTGGATAAGGTAATTCAATTTTGTAGAGATCATGAATATAGTTATGAGTTTGTAGATAATAAGTTTTATGGTCTTCCTTTTG